ACAGTTGCATATAGTCGTATTAACGACTGTGTCAGCCCTAACGTTTTTAGTTCAACTACTGGACTATGTGCGCCTCCAGCCCCTCCACCATGTACGGCAGGACAACAGGTTTCATCTGGCTACTATGACGGAGGAAAGAGCCCGTCTGCATCATTCCCCAACGTCACTTGTCATAACGGATGTTCTGTCATATTCAATGGCACATTCCCTTATTCACAGTCTAATCAATCGGACGGCGTGCACTATTACGCTAAAGGTTCATATACAAAAGACGGTTTTACTTGTTCTGGTGGTGGATCTAGTCCTGCCGCTACTTCATCCACCCCAAAAAGCGCAGAACAGGTAGCCGCCGAACAGGCCGCCGCAGATGCTGCCGCCGCTAAAGCTGCACAAACCGCCGCAGACAAAGCCGCCTCAGATGCAAAAACAGCCGCAGACAAAGCCGCATCAGCCGCCGCCGCCAAAGCCGCAGAAGCCGCCAAACAAGCCGCAGATGAAGCTATTAAAAAAGCTGAAGCATCAAAAGCCGCCGCAGGCAGTACTTCCGCAGACCCAAACGCCACACAAGCAGAAAAGGACGCCGCCAACGCCAAAGCCGCCGCAGATAAAGCCGCCGCAGATGCCGCAAAAGATGCCGCCGCAACTGCTGTAGGTGTCGCCGCCGCCGCACAAAAAGACGATACAAAGCCTGAACAAAAGGACTTTTGCGAAAAAAACCCTACATCGTTTATTTGCAAAACATCAGCCGTAAACGCTGGTTATTGTGCACCTAATGGCACTGTAAGCGGATTTTCATGCGATAGCGACCCTGTGTTCTGTTCAATGGCGCAAACGCAATTGCAAGCCTATTGCTTACAAAATTCAAGGGATGAAGCGCTAGTGTCTGCTTATGAATCCATGAAAACAGAAAACGGCTCAAACAGCCCATCAAACAGCGCCAAAGTGACCAACATCAATTTGCCGACATCGCTAAATGCATCTAGTCCATACGGTGCGCAATGCAATCCAGATGTAACCATTAGCATGCCTTCTGGTTCTGTAACGCTACCGTTCAGTGCATGGTGCCCATACCTAAACGCACTGGGCTATCTGTTTTTATCAATGGCCTATATCTCGGCCGCTGTCATTATCTCGAGGACTTAAACCATGCCAGCCGTTTTCTTTTCAATGATTTGGGGGTCTTTGGCCGCCGTTCTCAGTACGCTAGTCGGGCGCGTTCTTACAGCGTTAGCTATAGGCTATGTGAGTTATTCAGGTATAGACATACTGCTTGAAAGCGTTAAGTCTGCCGCATTTCAGCACATGGGCAACATGGGGCCTCTAATGGGCGTTGTTGGAATGCTAAAGCTCGGCGAATCGCTGAACGTGGTTGTTTCTGCTGTTCTTGCTAAATACACAATCATGGGCTTAACCAACGGTTCAATTACAAGAATGGTGTTTAAAAAATGATTAACCTAGTGACGGGTCTCCCAGGGAGCGGAAAAACACTTTGGACACTTAAAACGGTTGTTGACTACGTAGAAAAAGAAAACAAATCGTTAGAAGCGCAAGGCAAACCACCGCGCCAAGTCTACTACCACGGCATACCTGAGCTAACGTTAACAGGCTGGACACTGATGGACAGCCCAGAGGACTGGATAACATTGCCTAGCCATTCAATCATTGTGATTGATGAGTGCCAATCAACATTCAGACCACGTGCCGCCAGCGTCAAGCCACCGCCATATATTGCTGACTTTGAAACACATCGGCACAAAGGTCTAGATTTTTTTCTAATGACACAGCACCCAATGCTGATAGACGGCAATATCCGCCGACTAGCTGGTAAGCATTACCACGTTGTAAGGTTCTACGGCTTCCAAAAATCAACGATTCACGAATTCCAACAAGTACGCGAAAATTGTGATAAGAATCTGAAAAACAGTATCACCACGCATTTTGTTTACCCTAAAGAGGTATTCAATTGGTACAAGTCCGCAGATGCCCACACCGTAAAAAAACGTGTGCCTATGCGCCTGATAATGATTGTCTTGATGCCAATACTAGCCGTAGTTTTGGCTTATTTCGCTGTGCAAAGCCTTAACAAACTGCAAACTGAGCCAACAAAACAAATGGAGGAAATAGCTAATGCTGGCAATAATGCTAACCAAAATGCTAATCAAAGTGATAAAGCGCCAAATCAGAAAACGCAAACAGATAGGCCGCTAACCTACGTGGAACTGCACACGCCAGAGGTGCCAGACTTCCCCCATACAATGCCCATATACGCAGACATAACAAAGCCAACAAGCGCACCTTTCCCTAGTGCCTGCGTTATGAGCAATTCAAAGGGCTGTCAATGCTTTACACAGCAAGGCACAAAAATGAATATAGAATACTTAACCTGCAAGCATATCGTTGAAAATGGCGTTTATGTTGATTGGGATGTAAACCCACAGCGCAGACAAGATGCTATGCCAGATACACGCCCTCAACAAGTCGCAAGCCTAGAGCCAGACCAAACACGCTATTTAAGCGCCCCTCTGCAAATTTCCGGCGGTTCTAATGCTTCACCAACCAACTAGAGGGATAAAGGGGGCGGCGTAGTGGATGCTTTAGCAGACACCTAGCGGCACCGTTTAGCCCTTTGGTGTTCGGGGTACCATGGCCGCAGGACATAAGCCGAAGGCGTCGCCCAGCGCCCTACCCTATGCTAAAGTCTTTTTTCGCGTTATCCGATTTACGCACCTAACTGCCCTCACCTCGCGCCCTGTAGACAAAAAAAAACGTCCCACCGTATGGGACGCTTTTTCTGTGAGTACCGCTACAAGCTAGGAAACATAAGCGGTCATTATACGAAATTATTAACTAGCGCTTAAAGCGCGCTCTTCTGTTAAAGAATTCCAAAAGACGGCTATCGTCAATCCTACCGCCACCGCCATTTTGCAGGAGGACATAAAAGATTTGAAGAATTCGCGTTTCTTCGGGTTCTTTTCTGTTTCTGACGCGATATCAGCCATTATTATGGATGGGTCGATACCTAGGCATTCCCCAATCTTAAAACAGGCGTAAACGCTCGGCAAACGCTCCCCACGGGCATAAAAATTTACTTTACTCTCTGGTATTTCCATTTCTAACGCTAATCTGTAGTTGCTAGATACATTTAGCTTCTTTTTACACGCCTCAATATATTCTTTTCCGTTCATTTTCTGCACTCGCTTTCTGGTTGATACGGTCAACTAAAAATCCATAATTCGGATTCTACACCTTTTAAAAAAGTTCTTGACACTACACACAAAATGTTTGTATGGTTCCGATACGCTCAATTTGTGCGTAAATAAATTTTAAAAGGAACGAATCATGCTGAAAATTGAAATTAAAGAACCGAACCTGACAGGCAGAAAATGGCAAAACGGCAATCCAGTATTTGAACAACACGCTTGGGCATTTATCCCAGAACCAAACGGCAACACTGCCGATTACCCGCAACGCGTCACTTTACGTCTAGAAGATAATTCTCAACCGTACCCGATTGGCGTTTACGTCTTACCATCCTCAGATTTCTACGTGGGCAATTTTGGCGCTTTGACTGTTGGCCGCGCACATCTAAAACCATACCCAGCCGCAGTACAAAAAGCCGCTTAGTTTTACGATGATATCCAACGTCCACAATCTCCAACTTTTGACTTGCAGTGCTAGTACCACTGCAAGTAATTCCGGTAGACCGGAAAATCTCACTCATTTCAACGAAATTTTTGTTGGTGAAGTTATGTGCGATTGGTTGAGCTTTAGACACGATTTTGACGTCGGCAATCAGACCGAAAGTATTGAAAGCGGTAAAACTTTAAAGCTAACGCAGGACGGCGAAATTGAATGGGAAAAACAGGACTTTAATGTTATTCGTTGTCCTAGTTCAGACACTAGCATCCGCATTAAATGTGACGGTGCGCATTTATGGTTTCAAGGCAATATCGGACGTTTTCAGCAACCTGATAACGTCAAGGGCTTAAACGTTAAACAATGCTTTGAGAAAGCCGCAGAGGTGATACGCCACCTCTACCCTCATTTGAATCTTCGCGACTTAGGCACGATTCAACGCAAAGGCACTATTTCACAATATGGTACTTACATCACACGCCTAGACCTAAACAGCAATTTTTATACAGACAACTACCTGCATTTATCGCAGGTTTTCGCTACTCGCAAGATAGGCCAAAAACTGCCGCGAGTTGGCAAGTACGGCCCTACATGGGGTTATGACGCGAAACGCGGTCAATACTGGAAAGCCAAGCTCTATGACAAAGAAGCAGAACAGCAAGGCAAGCGCACACCGAACACACACGAAACACTGGCACGCTTTGAAGTGCAACTGGGAAGCGAATATTTACGACAACACGACTTAAACACATTAGCTCAATGGGGCGACAACATGAATACAGAAAACATTATTTACGGCCACTTTGCCAACCAATTATTCAGGGAACAAGCCACCCTAGACAAATTTGTCGAGCTTCCAGCCAAGCTAAGACAACACGCGATTATGTACCGCGAGGGAACAGACCCTAAGACATACCTCAAAAAATCTCAATATTACATAGTTAAAGCCCAGCTCTTAGAGTTCGGCCTTGATATCTCCTTACCTTGCAATGTTGAAGTCCTCAAACAGCAGGTTAAAACTGTACACGTCAGCTATGCACCAACATTAAGAAAGGTTGCTTAATGCTTTGCCTAACGCAAACAGCAAGCGACACATTCCAAGTCATGGCAACACAGCCAGACACATACACGTCTTGCATGCACATCCTAGCGAGTGCATCAGACATAAGCGTGTTGGTTCCACTAACCGCTGCACAGGGTCTACAGATAGCAACTGCAATTGCTCTCTGTTGGGCGACTGGTTTCGCATTTCGCGCAATCGGTCAATTTTTAAATCAAAAATCAAATGAAAGTGAGACATAAACATGGACGTATCAGCAGTAGTAACACTATTAACAACAGCAACAGAAGCGGTAGCAACAGTAGGCGGTGCTCTATTACTTATCTGGGGTACAAAATTGGCATACCGCAAAATCTCAGGCGGTTAATCAAAACAAGCCCCTACGGGGGCTTTTTCAATAGGTGAGTTATATGGATGGCTATTTTGTAATGATTGGATTATTGGGCGCACTATGGATAATGTTCAACGGCTAATACACATATTTTTAATTCTTATTACAGGTTTCTTTGTCCAGATTGCCCATGCTGAAAACCGCTGGAATTATTACACGCTAAACACAGGCAACGACAAAAAGCCAACAGGTTTACAAGCGTGCCAAGCTGAGTTAAAAAAGCAAAATGACTCATACGGCACACCAGACAGGTTCATCTTTGTAAAGTACACAGAGGCACCACTCGAACAAACAACATCAGGAAATACAGCCCCTACAAGCGCTAGTCCATACAACGGTACAGGATACGGCTGTTATTACACAGCATTTGGCAATCAAGGCATATTC